CTTCTTTAAGTTTACGAATCTCACGAGCGGCCTGATCAGCACCTGTAGCCTCTACCCTAATTTTGCTGATTATATCCGGCATTTTGCAATTGCTCCTTCATGTGCTTTATCTGATCTTTCGTATACCCCAGATTCTTAAAGTTCTTTGCGTCTTCATCAGTGATAATCGGATCACCCGCTTTCTTATCATGCCACAATTTCATCTGTTCAGATGACGGCAATTCAAGCCATCCGATATAGAGCAGATACTTTTGATTCTCAGTTAATCGCTTGTACCGCTCTTCAGTAGGTAGCACTCGAAAATGATGGCACACCCATAGATCAAGACTTACCGCCCTTGCTATCGCTTTTGGCTCCACTTCCTCTAATTCTTGCCTGAAACTCGCCGCGAAAACGCAAGTACCCTGTATAAAGTGCCCCTATACACTCGTCATCGTAGCAAGTCCACGCACTCTTAAACCACTCCGGGCTGTCTACGTGTACGACAAGTTGATCTACGTATGCAGTAGCTTCGACCATTGCAAGATGATCTGCTGGAAACGACGCACGGTTGTTTCCTCCCAGCTTCCTTACAATTTCAGCTTCGATAGCGGCTTTCTCAAATGGTGTTGGATATCGCAGTGTAAAGATTTCACCGTTATACGTGACTGTAAACTTCAGGTCGTCCTCTGACAACACCTTGTTCCCGATCTTAATCTCTTCTGACATTTTTTTCTCTCCTCTCTTGAGATATAGACAAGGGGCAATTAAGCCCCTAATCTTATTAAATAGTACGTTCAACAGACATTAACCGCAGATTCGCAGTCACATAACTGTTTGGCGTAATCTGAACCCCGTTGCTTGCTATCATAATCTTTCGGAACTGATTCACAAGCTGACCGGTGGCAGTATTGAGAAACTGAAGAAGGTCAAACTCTCCCGGCTTCCCATCATTAGATTGCACTTGACTCCTCGTCGGAATAAACTCGGCAAGTGCTACCTGCCCACCATCCGGCCATGGACCTTCACCGGGTCTTTCAGGCACGAACGTTGATAGTGTTACGGTACAGGAATACCCCTGTGAATCGTAATCAACTGGACCGTGATAATTCAGCACATTGGCTGGATTGACCAATTTGTTACCCCAAAGGCTTTTTATCCTTTAGTTCTATACCTTCATTTCAGTATAGTTCAGCATACCTTTTCGACTCATTGAGTCGGTGCGGCCTCGTGGAAGGATTATATTCTACCGTGGTAGGTTCACCCTCTATGCGTTGCCCCTGACCAGCCTTTTCAAGCATAGCCTTCGGTTCGGATTCCCATCTCAGGGTTCCCGCTTCATTCCGCACTTTATTACCCCTACATCACTGCAAGGGAGGCCGACAATCCAGCCCAGTCTTCGTCATAAGAGGCACCAGTGGATAGTCCTACAGGTTGTCCATTCAATAAAACCTGTATCCACGCGCCTCCCACTAAAATCTTTTGGCTCATAGCATCCTCCTATAATGTAGCCACAAGTTCATGAAAGTGGTTCGTTATAAACTCAAAGTTTATCGGCATCGTAATATAAGCATCATAATCGATGTACACTACATCGCCTGACAATGATATGGTTACGTTCCACCATGCTACTCCGTCCTCCGGGTTCTTCACAAAGATTCCCAGTTCGGTATACACTGCCAACCGGCTTTCCGCCGCACCCCTCAAAACACCGTCGGTAATTGCTACCCCCGGCTGTCCAACAAATCGTTCCTCAAGGTACTGCCTCAAGTCACGGGATGCATAAAGCATTTCGGAGACTACTGAAAACTCGTTGTATATCAGATCATTAGTCTGATAAGTATTGAACTGACGTACCAAATGCGGTTTACCATTTGAAGCATAATTGATAGCGGCAACTCCGTTTTTCAGTAACGTCTCAAGCTGTGAGTCTGACAATTTCCATTCCAGCTCAATGAAGTTCAATTCTTTAAATGTCAATGGTTGATTTATTGCCAGCGCGCATTTCATACCCATCAGCATACAAGCCGCATAGCTCCCACCATAATTCTGAATGACTCCGTTCACATCCCTCTGAGTACCGCCATTAAACGCGTACATACCCATTTTGCTGTTAAGCGCAGGAGACGCCGCAATAGCCGCTGTTATTTCAGTAGCAACAGTACCGGATTTCCATGGAGCACCCACAAAAAACTGTCTTTCCTTTCTACCGGTTACCGCGCTCATAGTCTCACAATGCGTCTTAATGGATGCATGAACAGTAGCTGAATCATCCGGCGTTGACACATACTGAATGTCTTCAGCCTCAAGTTGCAATAGTGCCGCAGTCCACTCAGTCGTACCATAGGTTCCTTCCGAACCACCGGTCAAGTAAGTCTCTGCAAGATTCTCCGGGATTACCCTATCATTGGTTAGGTTGTTTGCTTCCGCACCAATCCTTGCCGATCCGGCATTTAGAGTATCAATAATCGCCTGAAATGTGCTCTGTTCAACATATGGTGAAGTATTGATATCCTGTGCACTGACCGCATCGATTTCCAGACTGCTTGCCAATTCCTGCCCGGCTATCGGAGTACAATCAAAATTAGTCTGATCGTTGATAAACGCCGCAAGCTCTTCAATCGTCAGATAATCGTTCAGATCGATACTCAGACCTCCAGCCGAACTTACCAGTGTGTTAGCCGCAGAATTGTTTACAATAGTCATCGTACACACTACGTCAGTATACTCTATTGTAAAACTCTGTCGTCTGATATTATCGAAGACTTCATCATCCTCAGCCTGATACGAAATCGTAACCTTTTTACCAAATGTATCGGTGCTTGCTTCCATTAGCACTTTAATCTGATTCGTGTACGCTCCATAGTCTAATGACTTCAGCTCAATCATGTCGTTGGAACTTCCATCGACAAGTGGCACTGACCCTTGTACCGCTGAATTGACCCGCATTGCAAATACCCGTTGTGGATTCAAGCCTCCACCGGGATTGAACGCAAGTCGAACAGCTTCCATTAACGCTCCGCTTCTTAGAGTGGCAACGGCTTCTGCTACGGTATTAAACTGCAAGAGGGTTGCAGGTTGTCCACCTGTACATCGCCCCGTCGCCACACCGTTACTTGCAGAGACTAATCCGCCAGCCCCTTTTACGGAGTCAATCCGGGAATACCCACCCGGAATGATATGTGTGCTTTTTTTACCAGCACTCTGAAATGTCCTATAATTTAGGCTCATTTGTCACCCTCCATAACCTTGTTTATTTCTAAGCGGTTTTCCATATAAAACCGCCTGTTTGTTTAATAATACCTCGTATAGCTTTGCTTATATTTCCTTTGTGTATCCCTGTTTTTCGGTCTGCCATACTTATTGACGGATATACTGCAATAGTATTGCCTTGATAATCCATTTGTTTTACTTGCTTTTTAGGATAAAGACATAACCCGTTTGCAAAACTACGTTCAATGTTTTCCATCACAGACATAATTTCTAGGTTATCTACACAATTATCCAACTTATTACCATTTTTGTGATTAACAGTTAGATCGTTTATTGAGCCTATAAAATGTTTTGCAATAAGCCGGTGTACAAGACTAAAGTTTTGTTTTCTATTATTACGTAAACTACACCTAATATAACCATGGTTATCTATCACTGGCTTCAGTTTTCTAAGCCTACCAAATGCACAGCTATAAACTGCGCCGTCATCAGTAACAAAATAACCATAGTATCCCTGTACTCGACTACATCTCATTCCATGAACTCCTTTAATACCATTTTCCAATCCTCTTCTGTTTTAAGTATATCACGATATTCAGCTTTCTTATAAGCCTGCGTATACCGGTGTATCTCAGAACCATGAAGTTGAAGATATTTCGCAATAGTAATCTTTACAGACTTTTTCACTCCCGTTTTTTTAGCCATATACCACCCCTTATGTTAAAGTAAAATATTGAGGCAATGCTTGTGTATTTATTTCAGATATGGTATTTACACCGGTATCAAACAGAACTGCCTCATGGTTCATGCTTGCCTCTACCCGAATATTCGCACCATACAACAACATCCCAAAATCAAGATTGATATCCCCGGATCGTCGACCGCTCATCCCGGCTAAGTCTATTCCATCGTTATGAATGTCCACACGCTTCTGTGTTATAAAATGTCCGGTCATATCATATATAAAACTCGTTATCTCTTTGTTATCTGCCCAAATATTAAAATCTATAGAATGTTGAGTATGATATCGCCGTTTAATCCCTATAATATTCCCAGCAGAAGTCAACCGTTCCTGAATCTTAGTCCAACCGCTATCAGACACAAAAAACGCACCCGCCTGTCGGTATCCGTCTATTACCGCCATATCCTCTACCGTAAACACCAAAGCTTCGTAGTCATCCCCAAGCATCTGAGCATCTTCCTGAGCACTGGAGTCAGCTACAGTTATAGATGGGAATATACTAGTTTGTTGTTTCTGCCCCAACACTTCCTGAGCTAACAAAATAGCAAACGGATGGATGGTGCCGACTCTGATATTGTCAAAATTAGGGTATAACTCTGAATAACCCATGGTTTCCAGAAAATCTCTGAGCGTTCTTGCCAACATCTTCTCAGGGTTTTCAGAATCCAGAAGATAAACATATCTCTGATTCTTATCAGCAGATCGGATGTTCGCTCGTGAAGTCTTATATACCTTCATTTTATATCCGCCTCCAGTGCTTCCCTCAAAATACCTTCCGCAATAGGTTGCAGAAAATCAGTAACCGCTTTCCTAACAGGCCATGGTGGTTTTTCAGGTACGATCCATGACATCGGATCGCTATGAGAAGATACAACACGAAACGTCATATATCCCCCTTTCTTTGATTTAGTAGTACTCTGTTGCAACCGTACCATTCCGGCATATTTCCCAGTCTTCCATGTAGATTGTCCAAGAGTCTTCCCTTTGCTCTTGATTATTTTAGACCGCCGCCCCACCTGACTCTTAGCATCGTACTTGATTCCCCAAGTATACTCTCGGTTGCCCGGTGTTATGCTCGATTTACTTGTGTATGAAGTCCCGGAAATGGGTGACGCTCCTGCCTTTTTAGCGTCATCCGTTTTCTTGACTTCCTGCGCAAATGATTTGTATACAGATAACGGCATGGGATTACTCCGAAATGGATCTGCATCCGGGTCGTTGTGTTCAAACCGTACAATGTTATACCGCCCGTTTTTACCCATCCGGGATTTCGCACCTCTCAGGAGTCCTTCTTTTAGGTCAATCGGTTCATGCCCAGCCTCAAGTAATTCGGTTACCCCCCTGCCTGTTTTAGTGGTATACCCTGAATAGATTTCCCAGATCATCGGGGCTATCTGCCGCCGCTCAATAGTTCGTTGATAGTCTGTCGAATGGATCACAAAAGGAAGACCCGGATAACTTGCACCTTCAGCCGCTCGAATCCATGCTTGTTGATATAGCGTACTGAGCTTTTCAACCGCCGCCTCAGTATGCGCAAGTATCAGATTTCCTTTTCCCTGTTTAGCAAGCTGTACAAACTCAGGGATCAGCTCTTCAACTTTGATTCTCAAACTACCAGCCATTAGTATATTATCCTTTCATGCACCCTATCAAACTGCTTTACACTTATCCGATTCACAAATGCTTTATTTTCTGAGTTTCTTAATGAGTGCATAGATTCGAGCGCGGTATATGTTGGATGATATGTAAACTGAGCAGTATATGGAAGTGCCGGTTTTGTAATATTCCATTTCAATTCATTCCGCTCAAAGATTTCCACATCATTTCCCTGACCGGTTGAATATTCCATCCCAGCTTCATCAATAACCCGCAATAATCGAGACAGATCGTAATATGCAGTTATCACATCGTTTCCCGCAGTGAGTGAAGGAACTACAACCGCCCGACCTATCTGTTCAACTGACATAGCTGTAAAAAGATCATCAGTAGCCACTTGTGCCCAGTAAGGAGTTATAAGAACTGCGTCTGCTTCTTCCAGTATATAAGGTTGTTTATACCTCATTTTAGGACTGATACCAACAAGTAGAAAATCAAATGGCATCTGATATACATAGTCCACTTGCAGAACATCACCACTCTCCCAT